GTGTCGGGCATCGTCACCGCCATGCGCAGCCCGTGCCCGTCCTGCATCAGCGCCAGCGTGCCGTTGGTCGTGCGTCCCAGCACAAACGACGGATCATGATTGAAGAGCGCCCGCACGTCGGGCCGGTTGCCCAGCGCCTCCGAAAACGCACCCGGCTCGATAATCTCGCGGAAGCCGCCCAGGTCCTCAGACATAGACCCGAACACAACCGCATACCCTTCCAGCCGCCGCCCATCCTCCGCCGACGCCCGCAACTCCACCGTCACGCACCGCCGTTCCATGTCACTCATTGGCGATCAACTCCTTCACCGCCGCCTGATAAGCCGACGTTACCCACTCACCCACCGCGCCCGCATCGGCGCCCGGCACGCTGGCCAGCATGGCATCGCCAGCCGTGCGCCAATCGTGCATATGCTCCTCGCCCCACTCCTGGAGCGCCAGCCGGCCGCCATTGCGCAGCGCTTTCGCCCCGCCCTGCCGCACATCGTTGACAACCCGTGCGATCAGCCGCTGCCGCACATCCCCGACCCACGCATCCAAAAGCGCAGAAATTTCGCTTTTGCCCGGCGTCTCTTCCGTTGACAATTGACCGTTGACCGTTGACCGTTGACCATTCTCCCCGGCCTGCTCTTCGTCGGCATCGTTGTCGTTGCTCATATCGCCCGACGCATCGACGGCCGCCGGGTCAGGCTGGCCCGTGACGCCCATATTCAGCGGTCGCCAGAGATCGTCGCCGCCCTCAACCGGATTCATATCTTCCAGCGCACGTACCTCATTCTGTGTAGCGAACCCGGTCAGCAGCGCAACCTGATGCGCCTGGTAGCGCGTCAGCAGGTCGGTCGCCTGCAACGAGGAGAGCTTGTACTGCACGAAGTAATCCTGCCGCTCGTCATCCGTCAGCATGTCGCGCTGGATGGCTGCACGGTGATTTTTCGCCCATGGCCCCAGCGTCAACTCACGGAAGCGGATCATGTCCTGCTCGGCGCTGGCGTATGTCTGCGTTTCTGCAGCACCCACCAAGCCCGGCGACACGTTGAAGATGCGGCAGATCTCCGCCACCTGAAACGCCCGAGTTTCCAGGAACTGCGCTTCGTCCGGCGCGACCCCGGTTTTCTCGACCTTGATACCCTCTTCTACAATCTTCGTCTTGTGCGAGGATGCCGCACTGTCATTCCACGAGTTCTGCAACCGCTGAAACGCCTTGTCGGAGAGTTGCCCCGGATGGCTCAGAATGTAGCCGGGGCGTGCGCCCTGGCTGAAGAACCTGGCGCCGAACTCCTCCGTCGCCATGGCCAGCCCCACCGCGTTCGCCGCGCGCAGCGGGCTCATGCCCAGCAGCCCCGCCGTCGCCAGCCCGCGCACGTGATGCACCCGCCACGACGGCAGCCAGCGCACGCCCGTCCCCTCCTGCACCCGGTAGAGCAGGCTTCGATCTGGATTCTGGTAGAGCGTCACATCATCCGGCGCCAACGGCCACAACGCGCGGGGATACCCATCCTCGCCCCATTCAATCTCGGCGTACCCGTTGCCGTACAGCAGCACGCTCACAAACAACTGCTGCCGCACATCAAACGCCGTCTGAAGCGGATTACTCAGATCATGGAGAATCGGAAACAGAGGATGATCTTCCGCCGGCTCCCGCCCCCCGTCTGCCGTGCGCCGGTAGAGAACCAGCGGCACCGAAGCCAGCGAGCGGGCGATCAGCGAGACGCACGCCTGCACCGTCGCCACCGACAGCGACTCCGCCGGCGTCACATTCACCCCGGCCGCCGACCGCACGCCGAACAAATCGTGCATCGTCATCGACGACTGCACCGGCACCGGCGCCGCCCGCTTCGCCACCGAGCGCACCCAATTGCGGATCATGCGCCGCTCCCGTTATCCGCCGCATCGAGCGCCAGCCAGAAGCCCAGCACCAGGCACACCGCCCCGGCATAGATCAGCGTAGCCGCCAGCCCGAAGGCCAGCCACACCCCACCGCCCACCAGCAGCACGCCCAGGCACACCAGCACAGCCGCCACCCGCTCGAACGTAATTCTCGCCATGCCGCCAGCGTAGCACACGTGTTCGGACTGCCAGTCGCAGGTTGTGTTTGGGGTTGTGGGGTGTTGGGGTGTTGGGGAAACAAAAAGCCCGGCCACCATGGGCCGGGCTCCTCATCAGCAATCAGCAATCAGCAATTCATCCATCAACAATTGATTCTCCCGTTTCCGCATCTGCCGCTCTCTCCGGCGTAACGTCCGCTTCCAATACGACCGGCGCACATGATTCCACGCCAGCAGGCGCCGCCATCCCGTCACCGCATCCAGTTCCGAGCCGTTGCGACACGGCCCTCGCTTCCCCATCATGGATCACCTCGATCACCCACCGGCCCCGCCGACCGCCGCCGCCTCTACGCCACTTCGCCATGCTCACCCTCCCCGCTATTGATGCGCCACACCCCGCCCTCGTCGACCACCGGCAGCACCCGGCTGATGCGTGCCAACAGCTTCGCCGCGCCGGAGTGGGTAATCTCCAACTCCTCCGCCACCTGCCGCACCGTCATCGCCCGGCCCTGCAGCAGCCTGGCCGTGCAGAGCGCAATCCGTTCCGTTGGTAACATGCTGTCGTACACGTCGCCTCCGTTACTGCACGCCCGCCTGCATCAGCCGCATGCGCAGCGCCGCCATATCGCTCCCGGCCACCACGCACCGCTCGCCCTTCGCCAACTCAATCAGCGCATGATCGACCGTCGCACACTCCGACCGCAGCCGCGTCGTCGGCTGGCACGTCAACTCATAGCCCGACACCTGGCACACATACGCCGTCGTCGCCCCGCCGCTAACTGCCATCTACCCCTCCAGCCAACTGATCCCCACCACACACCCCAGCATCACCACGATCACCGCCACGGCGCCAACCAGGTCGAAGAACTCACCCATGACGCATGACGTTTGACGTTTGACGCATCACAACTCCCGCACGCCCCGCTCCTCATAAATCGACACCGCCGGCCCGGCCGCCACACTCGCCCGCCCAATCGCCATCACGCTGGCGACAATCCCGTCGATGCGGTTCGTACTCTTCGACTTGTCCGGCTTCACATTGCCCGCCGGATCTTGCTTCGCCGCCACATTATCCGCCATCCAGCGCAGCACCGGATTCCCCCCATGCGCCACGCCCCCCGCCAGCACCAGCCGTAACAACTCCTTCGACGGCGCCGACAGGCTGGCAAACCCCTGCCGCATCTCCACCATGAGCACCCCGTCGCCCTGCAACTCGATGGAGAGTTGCGTAGCGTTCCAGGGGTCATAGGCAATCTCCCGGATATCGTACCGCGCCGCCAACTCGTTAATCTGATTCCTGATGTACCCGTAATCGATCACGTTTCCCGGCGTCGCCGTCACCAGCCCCTGCCGCACCCACGTGGAATAAGGCACCCGGTCCCGCCGCTCCCGTTCGATCATTTTCTCCTCAGGAATCCAAAAGAACGGCATCAGCCACCAAACCGGCTCCTCTTCCGCCCCTCGCCCCTCGCCCCTCGTCCCTGGAGGAAACGCCAGCACCAGCGCCGCAATATCCGTCGTCGACGCCAGGTCGAGCCCGCCATAGCACACCCGCCCCGCCAGGTCCGGCAGCGCCCCGCCGCACGCATCCCACGCCCCCATATCGATCCACCGATTCTCCTGCTGCGTCCACTGGTTCAGGTAGAGCCGCCGAAACGTGTTCTGATACGTCGGCGAGGCCAGCGCCGTCTGGTACTCGCGCTCGATAAACTCCGGCTGCACCGAGACGCCCCAATTCGGATTGGCACGCTCCCACACCGCCGGGCTCGTCCAATCGTCCTCCTGCCCCGCCGCAAAAATAGCCGGCAGAAACGTCGGGTCGTCGATGATCCCCTCCGCCACCTGCCGCGCATACTCGTGCTGCTGCCAACAGATGCTCTCCCGGTCGTACCCCGCCGTGGTGATCATGATCATCAGCGGTTGCGCCCGCTTGCCCATCGCCGTATTGAGCACGTCGTACAACTCCCGGTCGGGCTGGGCATGCAGCTCGTCGAAAATGATGGCGTGCGGGTTGAGGCCGTGCTTCGAGTACGCCTCCGCCGACAGCACCCGGTACACGCTGCGCGTCGACTCAACGACCATCGAATGCCGGTACACCTGGGCCAGCTTGCGCAGATGGGGCGAATCCTCCACCATCGCCTTCGCCGTATCGAACACAATCCGAGCCTGATCCCGGTCCGCCGCTGCGCTGAAAATCTCCGCCGCCGGCTCCCCATCGGCCAGCAGCAGCAACAGCGCCAGCCCCGCCGCCCACGTGCTCTTCCCGTTCCCTCTCGGCACCTCGATATAGGCCCGCCGATACCGCCGCAGCCCCGAGCGCCTGTCCTTCTCCCCAAAGAGCGCCTGCACAATCTCGCGCTGCCACGGCTCCAGGCGGAACGGCCGCCCCGCCTGCGGCCCCTTCGGGTGCAGCAACAGCCGCTCGAAAAAGCGCACCGCCCCCACCGCCGCCCGCTCGTCGCGAAAGAACGGCGCGGCGCGAGGCGCGAGGGGCGACACCGCCGCATCCGCAATCATTCATCGCCCACCCGCACCGGCGTCTTCCCCGTCGCCGTCGCCCACCGCTCCAGCGCCACCGCCACATACCCCGGCGCAATCTCCACCGCCCGGCACCGCCTGCCAAGCTGCTCGCACGCCATGATCGTCGTGCCGCTGCCGCTGAAGGGCTCGAAGACGATGGCGCTATCGTCAGTCAACAGCTTGATTGCCCGTGACGGAAGCTCCACCGGGAACATTGCCGAATGGACATTATTAGCCTGGACGCTTGCGATCTCCCATGCGCCCCGCCAACCCCATAACCTGTATTCTTCATCCGTCAATCTTTTCTTATACTTCGGTTTCGTCTTGGCAAACGTGCCAAGAAACTCGAAATCATCGACCGGCTTGTAAGTCTGCAACCAATATGGATTCTGTGACCATGCTGGCGCTTTGATCCAGATGCGCAACCCGATCAACTTGTAGCCAAGCGATGAAAAGGCAGACTCCATCATAGAAAAATTGTTTGTCTCGAATCCATCGCCGCCCGTGCGCTTGTTGCTGATATTCACAAACCAGACATCGGCGTGATTGGCCGCAACCGTGAAACATCCTTCAATGGTCGCCAACCATTCACCAACCCCGCCAACCTCGTAATCCTTGCCGACACCATAAGGAGGACTGGTCACGCACAGCGCCGCCTTCTCCCCGCCCATCACCCTCGCCACGACCGCCGCATCCGTGCAGTCGCCGCAAATCAGCCGGTGCTCGC